ACTTCGCAGTAATGGTACTGGAGGCAATTATGAGCCTCCGAGGAAACGACCAGCCGCATTATAGCCAGCCTGACGAATAGCAGGTTCAAGACTACGGACAGCTTTTTTAGTAGTTCCTAGGCTTTGTTTTACCTGCTCTTTTATAATTCTTAGTGCTTCAGCACCAGATACCTTACCGTCAGTAGATCGTATGTGGAACTTATCTGGATTAAGTATTTCTAGTTCGTTACCAAAGTCCACCGCATCGTAACCCATTGACTTTAACTTGGCCCGAGCAGCTATAGATTCTTTGCTAGACATGCTTTTACCAGCAATTTCATACCACACCTTACCAGTGCTCGGTAATATCTTAGCATCCTCCTTGGGTTTTATCTTTATGAAACTATTGCCATACCAACTAGCGTCCTCCTTACTTCTTGCAGCATAAAAAGCATCTGGGGCTTCTGCTGTTGCTGCTGCACGAGAACTCTTAGAAGGATCAAATCCAGTTCTAGCAATAGACTGAGCATTTTCCTTTGAAGTTCCATGAAAAAACATCTCGCCAGCTTTTGGGCCAATAGCTTCAGGTAAAGATCGGTTAGAGCCAATTATCTTTCGAGCAAGTCTTTCTGTATCGGGCAGCGTTAGCTTAGTAGCAGCATCTCCAGCTACTCGGAGAGTTCTTCCAACAATACCCCCCCCTCCCATAACTCCTGTTTCAATAGCCTGTTGGAGTAGGGTCTTTTGAGCCTTATCACCAAACTGCTCAACTGCAAGACGAGCAAGTACAGCGTCTTGTACCAGGTCTTTTCCAGTATATTTCTTAATTACGTCTAATACGTCCAAGGCTTCTCGACTCTTATCACCTGAAAAGACACGTCGTAGAAGTAGCTCACCTCTTCCAAGGTCTTTACCTGCGGTACTAGCAACAAACTTCTCTGCATCTTTAAGAGCAGAAAATATATCATTTGCCTCCGCTAGACTTGGAGACGCCTCACGCATTTTTTCATTGATAGAATGCCTTGTGGATTTAAGGACACCTTCTAATGGGTCACGAACAACACCAAACTGGTCAGCCTTTGAGTAGTCAACCAATTCATCTAAGTTAGAGAGTACATCAGAAGCTCTGCGTACAGTTCCTCCTTTCTGAAGCTTAATGAGGTCTTTATACGCATTAACAATACGTTTCTTATCTCCTGCGTCTACTGCTCTTTGCGTACCAGGAATAGTGCGAGCACCAACGCCACCTTTTCTTATAGAGAGCTGTACACCAAAACGACTAGCAATATCATCTTCGAAAGAGTGAATAACATCATTGAGATCAGGCATTTCTACCTTTGCAGCAGCCTTTTTAGCTTCACCCACAGCCGTACCAGCAGTTCTGATCTGCTTTTTAAGTTCAGTACCAGCAGACTCAAGTTCTTGAGCAGCAATACCGAGCGGAGAGTTCTGGCGAATGTCTAGGTTACGAGCCTTAGCCGACTCTACATACTTATTAAACTTCGTAGGGTCTGGCAATTCTTCCAAGATGGTACGAGTTTGAGGATTGATACCTACCAACTCTTCACGATATTTCTGAAAACCTTGTAGACCTTTTGCTCCAGCCATAAACAATCCAGCAGTACCAGCTCCAAGAGCACCGCCGAGTACAGCAGAAGTAGCGATACCTCCAAGGTCTTGTCCTTCGTTAGCACCACCAGCAGCTCCAAACGCAGCTCCAACACCAGCAGCCTTACCTAGTTTTGCAGCAGTGCTTCCAGCAGCTAGAGCTTTTCCAGCAAAAGGAAGAGCCACGTTCAAGCCAACATTAGCAATGGAGCCGACAAGTTCACGATTAGACACACCTCCTCTAGACATCTGTGTTGCTGTCTCTGGTGTGATTTCCCCGAGTTCAGTAGCTTGTCGTACATTCTTTTGGTATTCAGGGTCAAAGGACGCAAGTTTAGAGCCTATAAAGCGACCAGCCTTTTCAATACCGAGAAAGCGAGCTGCACCTCCCACAAGTCCAGGGGTTTCGTAGTCACTTTCGTTATATGAAGTACCTGTTTTTACAGGGAGTTCAAGAATATCACTCACTGCCTTTGCCGAGGCTCCAGATACCTTAGCGTCTTTAAGAATCTTCTTAGCTTCTGGAGGAAGAGTAGGTAGGTTCATCAAAGAATCAACAATATAATCGTCTTTTTTACCGACACTTCTAAGAGCAGTTGCTCGTGCCTGAGCTGCCCTGAATGCATTTACTGTGTTTTCGTCCATAAGATTATTTGTTAAAGAAACCTGAGAATAGGTTGACTGGAGCAATTGTAGTTGGCCCCGTAGGTAGACTTCGTTGACCTCCAGCAGCACCGCTTGGTGTTACGGGTACATTTGTTGCTCCGAATACGGTATCGTAGTTATTACCTCCAAGAGCACTGCGGTAGAAGTTATCTTGGTTTGCCTGGATAGCTCCTATAGCACCAGATACTTTCGCAGCATTGAGTTCTTCGTTAGAGAACAAGCTAGGGAAAATATCACGGTATTCCGCAGCTTCTTGAGTAGAGAAAGCAGCTCCAGATACAGCCTTTCGATACTGCTGAACGGCGAGTTTAATTTCTGCACCAATTGAAGCCAGCTTAGGATCACTAGTTCTACCAATCTTGTTAGAAACAGACTCAAGAGTTCCTTTAAGGAGTCCCGTCTTTCCTCCAGAAGCCTCATATTGTCCCAAGAGGCCATTGATACGGTTAAGGGCAGCCACGGCAGACTCACTAGCATCAAGTCGTGCCTGAGCATCGGCTGGTTGTCCAGATTTAACCAAAGTCTTTAGGTAGGTCTTGGCCTGTTCAATCTGTCCTGTATTAACCAGATTATTAAACTGCTTAGTTGCATTATCCACCTGAAACTTACTTCCGAAACGGGCTACAACATTCTGGAATGCGTTGTTTAATTCCTGTGCATTCTGTACTCCAGTAACACCAGACGTACTTCCAAGAAGAGAACGCTCTGTAGCTGTCTTCGCAGCAGAGGCTCTTGAAGAAGCGGCAGAAGCAAGAGACTGTTCAATGTTTGCTTTTACGAGACTAAGCTCAAGTTCACCCTTGGTTGTATTACGCTTGTAAGTAGGAGAGTTGCGGTACTTCTCAATAGCCTGATCGTAGGTATCAGTAGACTTAATCTGTGCATCTGGAGCAACCTGCTGTAGCTGAAGTACACCCTGCTGCTGTGTTGTCTGAAGCTCACGAGTTGCCTTCTGGGTAGGAGTTTCGAATGCTGCAATCTCTCTTTCAGCCTGTCCGACAGCACGCTTTTCTGCGGACAAAGCCAAGAGGCTATCTACCCAACTCTTGCGGGCAGTAGTAATAGCAGCCTCTTCATCAGAAATAAGAGAATCAATCCTAGAAGCTTGAGCTACTTTGTTTTGAAGCAAAAGTTCATCTCTCGCTTTCTCCAGGGAACGGATACGCTTAGCTCCTGTATCTTGGATTTGCTTTACAAAAGCAGAGTTAATAGCAAAGCCTCTTCGAGATTCTGACTCAGCAGTAAGTTCACGTTCACCAGTCTGAGTAGCTTCTTCGAGGGCGGTTCCAGCCTCACTTTTAATAAGCTGTTCTTGTGCAGTACCAGCCTCTTGAGCAAGTTGTCGTCGAGAAGCAAACTTCTCCATAATAGTCTTCTCCTGATTACCAACAGAGTTACTGTTTAGATATGAAGTGAGAGAATCAGCAGCTTCTGTACTTGCTTTCGAAACAGCAGGGTTAGCTTGTTCTGGAGTGGGAAGAGTCCTGTAATTTGCAGCAATAGAGCTTGCAGTTTTCTGTGCCTCTTCTAGACCACGAGCGATTTGAGATAGATCAGGTGCCATAAGCGTATAGTATCATTTTATTAACCTCTAGGACCGTAAAAGAACCTGCGTCTTCCCGTCACGGCTGGTCCAGGCCCAGGCCCGTTTAGGTCAGGACTCATCGCCATTTCTGCGTATCTCCGCTTTGAAGGAAGGCGAGATTTAATAGGCTCCACATATCCTTGGATACGTTGGATAGCCACGTTCCTATCGTTCATTTCACCAGTCATCCATGAGACTATCTCCATGACTGAGTTCACAAACGCTTCGTTCACATAGTCCCAGGTACCAGTCCATGTCGTTGTATCAGAGGTTGCAGCAGAGTCGTTGAAAATCTGTCCCTTTGCGTTACTCGCAGATACATCAACCGTCATGTTGGTCGAATAGTAATCGAGAAGCATAGGTACGTCTTCTGAAATAAAGAAGTTTTCTATGCGGTTTGAGACAGTAGATGGGTTTGAACTATAAGCTATGGTTGCTTGAATGTAAGCGAAAGATGAGGTATCTAGGGTACCCACAACAGTCGTACTACCGTTCCACTGGAGTTTAAACTTGTTCCATCCAACAACTGGGGTGTTACCTAGATAGTCAGTGGTCATTGAACCTGTGATGTAGTTTGAAGAGTCAGTACCTGCCTTTAGGGTAATAGACGTAAAGTTCGTCACACTTTGTAGAAAAACATTAAAGTAAATCGTACTTCTTTGAGCATACCGAGATACATCAACAGCATTCATTGTTGAGTTGGTGATTGTTCCGGAGGTACCCGAGTAGTCGAACTTTACAGAAGCCGTTTCATCAAGAAACTCGTACTGGTCAGTAGCGACGTTCGATATAGCGGTTGCTCCAACCCAAGTACCGTTACCCGATAGTGAGGTCGCCTGGTTGAGAGGAGTAGACCATCCATCATATCGAATACGGATGTACTGCTGTTGTGCCTCATTATGAAGGGCAAACTTCCAAGAATGGATATTATCCGAGTCAAACTTACTTCCAGAGATATAGTACAGCTCGTTTCTTATTTCATCTGTTCTTGTAGGTTTAAGGTCAATAATTGCCTTAAAGTTTAGAGATGAAGAAATAGGGTAGTAAGTGATACCAGGATTATAGTTGATGGCAAGTTTCTCCTGCTGCCACGGCCAATCATGCTGCTGTGTCCAGACTTGGAGAGCACCATTCACAGCACGAAACCCGTCACCAGTCATATCAATGACATTGTTCGACGTGTCTCTACGACGGTCATTAACGAGACTATTTATTGTTGCGAGTGTAGTTGCCATATTATTATTTAATCTTATCACTAACCGTGTAATCTATCTCTAGGAGGTGCGGAGCAAAGTCATAGGTACCGAGATTTTGCCCTGTACTGAATTGCGTGAGCATTTGTACCGAAAATACCCCAGCTATTCCTGCTGGAACAAAGATGTATCCCTTCTCTAGTTCCTGTCTTGTAAGAGACTGACTGATTGATTCAGTAGTAGAACCGTTGATGTAAAACTTGATAGTCGCTACAACTGTAGAACCAGAGGTAACAGAGCTTAGAAGAGGAGCAAAGTAGACTCTCATATAGTTCACTGTCGATACGGTAGGGAGAAACTTAATAGGTGAATATACGTTACCAGTATTGGCTATCTGATTTTGACTGTTGATAGTCGAGGTACCGTGTATATACCATTTATTGTTCACAAAAGCGGTTGTATCGCCATTGAACCAAGTGATAGTCAGTGCCTCCATATCACCCTTCATTCCAGATACTGCATAGGTGTTACTACCTCCATAAACAATAGCTCCAACAGAAGCAGTGGTTATAGCGGTAAATTGTCCTAGTTTGAAGATACCCTCTGGATCACCAGGATTCACTGAACCGTGTGCATAAATGTACCCGTCTCGGGCAATCCAAACAGTCATATTTCCAGCAACTGCCATAGAGTCTTTGAAGCGTGGAGCAGTGTTCAGGCCCATCTCTTCGATAACTTCAAAGGTCGCACCATTAAACTCACGAAGTTGAACAAAGCGGTTAGCTCCAATAGTCCACAAACGTACTGTGCCCTTTGGAGATACATACGCCCACAAAATCTCTCGAACACCCTGAATAGGTATATAGTCACGCATATTCACCTGAGTACTTTGTCTATCCCAGATATACACACCACACTCTGTTACGAAATCGTTAGTTGAGTTTAGAGAAATAGGGTCAAAAACTCGTTGAACCAAAGGGATAAATATCTGTCCTCGGTAGTCAAGAACATCCACAAGACTAAAGGTGGCTGGGAACACCAGTACGTTTGCAGTGACCGTACCGTTTGCACCTCCGTTGGTAGTTCCATCTACCTTGTGTAGAAAGGCTCCACAAATTACATACATAAAACCGTTATCAGCGTTAGTCATTCTGATTTCTGCTGTACCTGTTGTATCGATATTAAATGCTCCCGTTGCGTCAGCACTCAACCAGTCATCGTTTTGACTTGCAAAGGGAAGTGTTGCATAGCCAATATCACTACCACTTCCACTTGTTTTACGGTAGGCATAGAAAATCTTCTTCACTCCGTTTATCTGATAGATGTTCATGTCAGTCACCTGCACAGCAGTACCTGAGATTGCAGAACCTACTGCGTCTATTGAGGTATCGTCGAGTCCATCACCTTTAAAGATAGTGGTGCCTCTTTCGGCCAAATAGAAGTCATCGTTCACCTCATCGTAAAGAGAAGAACCCATAATGGCTGCCTGTGCTCCTGTTCCAACAGTCATTGTTTTAAAAGCATCGTTCGCTGGGGAAAGAAAACCATAACGGACAAATGGGTTATAAACACCATCTGCTGCTTCTCCATCTTTAGCGAGAATACGCCAAGAAGGAGTGCCCGAAGCACGGTTAATATCCCCATAAAACTTTGAAGTCAGGCCGAGGCGTCCACTGATGTCTAGATATTCTTTCGCTGCCATAAGTTAAATTGGTTTAAGATAAACAGTGACTGCTAAATTGGCGACGTCTGTGAGAGTTCCTGCGTCTTTTAATGCAAGCCTGTCTCCTTTGAAAATCTGATTAGTACCATCTGTCTTAGGCTCTCCGTATTGTGTTGTGTTGATAGTACCTTTTAAATCGAAGGCAGTCTTTAGTATCTCGTCTCCCGAGTTTAGAGCCTCTGTTCCTTGTAGCCTTTCAATTTGAAGAGTGACGGCACCAGCGTCAGTACCCTTGGTTCCATGCGTTTGAGCTGCGGAGACAAACACATAAGCTCTGTCAGCAACAAAGAACACACCGTAGTTTGCTGCGGTAGCAGGATCAGTGTTCTTTAATCTCGTTGATACAGGAATGGGCAAAATATCGTAGATGATTTTCTTTGAGGTAGGGTCAATAGGCATACTCAAAGGCTGGAGACTCTTCGTTGAAAGTCGAGCCACCTCTCTTGTAAGACTGTCTATCTGACGCTGTAATATAACCTTGTCGTTCATAGTTCTTTTCTTAATTCTCGCAGTTTATTAAGCATCTTCAAAGGCATCTGGTACCCCATTTTTCCTATGTTCTCCATGATAGAGATGAGTTCAGTGATAGCCAGGAAAGAAATCGTAGCATTGTCCAAGAATGTCTCTCCTGGGATTGTTTGTTCTGTAAGGTACGCTGCCGAAATAAACAAGCCATAGAATACAAACTTTAGGACGGTCTTTATAGCTTTTCTACTCTCAATAGCCTCACCACACTTCCTAGCAGCAGACACACCAGTTAAGAAGTCAATGACCATAATTGAGATGAGTGCCCAGATAACCTGAGTGTTTTCAACTCCAAAGAACCAAGCAAAGCCTCCAATAAAAATAGCTGCTGGTATTTTTGAGAGACAAGAAAAACAAATAGAAGCAACTATTTCTTGAGTTAGAGACATGAGATGTTGTGTGTAGCTAGCCATAATATGTAGGTTTAAGTTGCTCCATTTACTGATTTCGTAGTGGCAGTAGAAGCAACACCATAAGTTTTAATGCCTGTTGACTGGGTGACACTATCTTTTGTCTTTACTGTTGTAGGACCTGCTGCAACTGCCGGAGCAATAGACATAGTAACTACATTCCATGTCTGAGAATTACCAGCAAAAGAAACTGTGTTTGACCCCGTTGATACAGTTCCGTTTGAGTCCCAGTACATAGGACCTGGGTTACCGCCTCGTGAAGTTCCAGTAACACCACTGTTGTTCGTTACATCGTTTCCACCCGCTCTATTTCTAACAAAAGCAATTACCCATGAGTTTTCTGCTACAACACTTAGAGCAGGACTAGCTGTTACCGTAGTAGACACTGTTGTTTCTTGACCAGTCGCCGTAGCATCGGGCTGTCCCGTTTGTTTTGCACCCGAGAATGAAGCAACACGCAACGTGTTATTTGCTCCCGCAGTTCCTTGTGTGACTAAGGTATTTGCACCTGAATCTGGGTTAACTAGATACCAGAGCGAACATCTCTGGTTCGCACCAGAAAGTGTCTGGTCATTGAACACTCCTTCTGTCAGAGCAACACCATTATACGTAATACCCGTAAATGTCCCGTCACCAGAGTTTGAAAGAACCCCAACAACCAAAATACGGTCAGAACCCGATCCTACCGTATAAGAGAATCCTCCTCCATCTCCTGCTGCTGCGTTGTCAAATGCAATTGCCATATTTTATACTCTAGTTATCCAGTCATTCGATGGGTTCCAGAAGATAACATCCGCAGTGTAGGCGTGTGCAACTATACGGACCACATCATCTGTACCTGATGGGGCTGTTGCCGTAAGTCCTCCCGGAGTAGCCGTATCAAGATAAAGAGGTGCTCCAGGTGTCCAGTTCCAAGCATCATTTCTCACAAATGAACCTGGAAGAATAACTCGAAGTGGATTTGTGTTTGTTCCAGCTTCAGCAGCCATCTGTACAGGCACGCTTCCAGCCGTTGTTACAGTATCAGCATCTGTTAGAAGCCATGTACTCGAAGATGAGAGATACACACAGTCAAACTGAGCGATAGTCGCCCCAGCATTAAAGGTGTTCGTAGATTGACCGTTCCATGTATCGTCAGTATTAGGAGTACCATCTACCTGCACATCTCCTGATAGAGTCGCTCCGTTAATAATTGGAGCCGTAAGGGTCTTGTTGGAAAGTGTCTCTGAACCAGCAAGAGTAGCAAGTGTTCCCGTGGTTGGAAGAGTTACATTAGTTGCTCCCGTTGTTGTAAGAGTCAAAGAGTTTGCTCCTGATGTAATAAACGCTCCAGCAAGGGTAAGTGTCTGTCCTTGTACACTTGTAAGGTTTGCCAATGTATCAATAGCAGCTTCGATAGTAGCCTCAGTAGTAGCGTCTAGGGCATCGACATTTGAAAGTGTGAGAGTACCCGAAGAATCAGACAAGATAGCTGTACCAGCAAATCCAATAGCGGTACTTGCTGCAAGATCAAGTCTGAGTGTTGGGGTGACTCCGATACCGACGTTACCAGCATTAGTGATACGCATTCTTTCCGTTGGAGAACCAGCACCATCAGCCGTTGTAAAGAAAATGATACGTCCTGGCATATCGTTGTTTCCCGGCGTCCCATCAACTTCGTATTTTATTTCTGCCAGGATTGCATAGTCCGTACCATCGAAGGCAGCTCCAGCAAAACGTACAACGTCATCTCCATCAACAACAATAGAAGGGGAGGCATGAGTGCCATTTGAGCGAAGACCAAGGAAGTTTGCTCCAAAAGCAGCAGTATCAGTGTGTCTATGTACTGTAAGTGCTCCAATATCAGAGGCACCCTCCGAGTGAACCTCAACACTAGAAGTCACGGTACTTCCTGCAATGGTGTGGGATAGGTTTCCTCCATTAACATTCAAAGAGGTTGCAGCAGCTACACCAAGAGTAGGTGTGACAAGCGTTGGAGAGGTGGCAAGTACCACAGAACCAGTACCAGTTACAGCAGTGATTCCAGTACCGTTAATTTGAAGTACGTTACCCGTACCAGCCGTATCGAAGGTCTTGTTTGTAAATGTGTCAGTTGTAGCCTTTCCAACCAAAGTATCTGTAGCAGCAGGAAGAGTGAGTGTTGTGGTACCCGCAATAGCAGTAGGAACAAGTGCTGTAGTACCAGAAGTAGCTCCACTAAAGGTAACTCCTTGAGTCCCTGAAATAACACCAGTTGTGTCAGCTATGAGGACAACTGAGTTCTGAATAAGCTTGCCAGTCGTAGTATCAAATCGAGCAATAGCATTATCCGTTGCAGAAGCAGGTCCAACTACGTCCCCAGTTCCACTACCAGTAGCCGTTATAGTGGTATCTGTAATAGTAAGTCCACTTCCTACCGTAAGGAATGCATAACTATTCGCTGATTCATCCCAGAAAAGAATACGATCAGCACCAGGGTCGCCCAAGGCACTTATCTGTTGTACTAACAACACCTCTGCGGTGGTTAGTTGGGAGAGCAATTGTACAGGTTCCAGTGCCATAGGCTTATTATTTAATCTTACCGACCTTCATTGTTAATCCTGGGAAAGCCTCGTTAAACTTAGCTTCCGTTCGTGCCTCGATTATAGCTAGATCGCTAATAATCTTAGTTTTTTCATTTCGAGCTTCTTCTAAGTCTGACACAGCCTTTTCTGTCTCTTTAAGAGCCTCTACAAGCTCTATTTTGGCCCTCTCAGAGACTTCTTTGTGCCTCTTTGCATCTATCTCCGCATTGTCTAGCAAGAGTCGTACCTCGACCTGCGTGTCTAGTAAGAGGGATCGAGTATCGTTCAACTCTGTGTAAAGAGCTAACAGTTCTTCTTTGACTTTTTCTTTTTCATGGATTTGTTGGTTTAGATTTGCAACTATCTCAGTGAGGGACTTTTTCTCGTTTTCTGCGGTGAAAATCCACTCATTTATACGAGCAAGTTCTGTCATAGCAGCAGATTTCTGCTTTTCAACAGTCCTCTTTTCTTCAGTTATACGAACGACAGCCTTTTCCTGACGTTCTCGATCACTGCGTAGTTCAGCACGTTCACTTTCAAGCTGTTTTTGGGCCTCAGCAACGGCTTCTTGTTCCTTCTCAAGCTCTGCTCTTTTCTCAGAAACCTCTAAGAGAACAGAATCTCGCTCTTTGTAAAGGAGAGATAGGGCTTCGGACTCCGTAATGATGTCACTACGAATTGAAGCGAGGGTTACTTGTGCATTTTTTACCTCAACTTCGTCCATAAATGCTTTATACCCAACCAGTTATCAATTCAGCAGCAACGGTGCCTGTTGGAGTACCACCAGTTGCCTTGAAACTTACTCTTAATTGACCTTTATCAGACGTATCTGAAGAAGGAACCTTGATAGGACTGACTACCGTAGAGTAGTTCCCCGTTGCAGTGTACTTTCTTTCGCCAAGTGCGACTGAGATTTCTCCTCCCGAGACTGTTTCAGTAGTCTGTTGGTACCAAGTCGTACCACCGTCGGTAGATACCTCCACCTTCATAGACATAGAGGTTTCATCTCCTTTTGTATACGCAAGGTTGATACCAAGGAAGTTGTGCTCATCAACCGTGATTACGGAGGCAGCAACATAGGCACTGGTCAATACAGCACTCGCTCGTACTGTTTTGACTGAACCTTTAAGTGGAAGCATTCCCATATTGTTGTTTTTAATTTAGTAGTAACTTTCGCTCCTCATCTCCACCCCGTAGGGCAGAGTGAAGAGCCAAAGGCGTGTAACTAGGTAGCGTCGTAGTACGGAACCCATTGGTCAGTACCACCAATACCAATCTTGAAGAATCCAACAGGTGCATTGGTCTGCGGAGCAGCCGTTGAACCAGCAGATGCGTTCATGTTGAAGTTCTGCTTAGTTGCAGCGATACCAGTCGTGTCGATTGCAGCACCAGTCGTAAGACCAGCGAGTACAAACTTAAGACCAATACCCGAAGTAAGTGAAGCAGATGTAATCAACATCAGAGTTGCGGAAGTTGCAGCCGTAGCAGCGAGATCGAGGAGAACACCAGTTGTAGTACCTGTGTCGATTGACGTTGAGGTAATACGAAGCATTGAGTTACCAGCTCCCAAGACAGAAGTCGTGTGAGAGAGGTTCAACAGAGTAGATGTACCAGCAACGAGAGCGTTGTTGACAATCTTTACTGTATCTCCTGCCGTAGTGTTAACACCAGTGACGCCGAGTGCATTACCAGCACCAGTTGTTGACGAACCAGTGATACTGACGAGTGAACCAGTAAACCCAGTGGTTGTACCTGACTGAGTAACCAAGATCGCTGATCCAGTAGTCTGTGATGAACCCGATACGTTGATTACGAGAGCACTACCGCTTGTTCCAGCAGATGCGGTAATCAATGCAATGTGACCAGTTGTAGCCGTTGAAGCCAAGTCGAGAAGGGTACCTGTCGTTGTGCCAGTGTCTACCGAGGTAGAGGTGAGGCGGAGAAGTGAAGTACCAGCCCCAAGAACTGAGGTTGTGTGACTGATGTTGAGAGCAGTACCAGTACCGTTTGTAAGTGCATTACTTACAATCTTGAATGCATCTCCAGCAGTAGTGTTAACAGCATTAACTTGAATGATGTTTCCAGAGCCAGTCGTTGAAGAACTGGTGAAGGTCGCAACACTACCTGTGTAGCCTGTGGTGAAGCCAGAAGCGTCAACACGGAATACTTCAGTAGCAGTTTGACCTGCTGCGGTAGAAGCAACACGGAATACGGTACCTGCGGTAGTCGCAGAAGCTAGAACGTCCACATAACCAACATTTGAGGTCGAAGTGAAGGCTCCAGTTGCTCGGATAGAGACAGCACCGTTTGTAGCAATTGCTCCAGCAGTTGAAGAGGTAGCTCGAAGCAACGAACCTGACGTAAGGCCAGTTGTTGAGATAAGAGATACCAATACACCTGTGGTTGCAGCTCCCGCCGTTACCAAGATCATTCCAGTGCCTGTGTAGGCTCCAGTAGTCGTTGCAGTAAGGAGGTTTCCAGCTACAGCAGCAGTTGACGTAAGTTCGATCAACTTTCCACCAGTGGTGAAGTTTGCCGTTGCTGAAGTAATCCTGAGTGCAGAACCTGATGTAAGACCAGCTACAGCAAGGTCAACTACAGCAACCGAAGTGGTAGCAGCAGCAGCAGCGATGTAGAGAGCCGTTCCAGTCGTAAGACCAGAAGGAGTCAAAGTCATCCATGAGGTGGTCGTGGTTCCCGTAAAGGTTCCAGAACCAGCCAAGACAACAACTGAAGCTGAAGTTGCAGTGTTGTTCGTGACCGTGAAGGTAGCAGCGTTATCAGCGTCTGTAATTGCAACAGAGCCGTCCGACATAATCATGTCTCCTGCTGTGATGGTGAACTCAGTGTTTCCACCAGCTCCAGCAATCGTAGTTGCTCCATCCTCACCAATCGTAAATACGTTTGCAGAACCAGTCACATCACGAGCCGTAAGGTAGAAACCTCCGTTCAAAGTACCTTCAGTAAGTTGAAGTTGGAGAAGTGAACCAGTCGTAAGTGATGTTGAGCGGAATACTACAACTCCAGCAGAGTTAGCATCAGCACCGAATGTAGTAGCAGTGTTGTTGGTAACTCGAAGGCCAGAAATAGTGTTTGAAGTCTGAATGAACTCTGCAAGACCAGCAGTAATCTGGAAGGTAAGAGCAGATGTCTTAAGAACCTCGGCACTGTTTGTGGTATCGAACTCAAGCATTCCTGCCAAACCAGCAGCATCAAAGCTGAGGGCTGAGGCATTGTTGTCGATTAGGTCCCAGTCAATTGCTGTTGACGTAGAAGTAATATCTCCACCAGGGGTAACGCCAACGAAAGTTGCAGCACCAGCCTTAGTTACAAACCAGGTGCTTGATGTACCGTTGATGTCCTTTCCAGAACCAGATTGTGTGATCTGAATTGCGTCTCCAGAAGAGCCAGCGTCCTTCGTAATCGTGAGAGTATCGTTCGCACTAGCAGAAGTATCTGCAATAGTGAAACCGTTACCAGCAGTGATATTGAAGGTGTTGTCGTTAGCGTAGAGTTGTTCCCATGTGGAACCTCCACCCCCTCCTGAGCCGAGAACAGACCACTGAGTACCATCCCAGTACACGAGCGTAGCGTTGACCGCAGCCAACATACGTTGTGTAGAACCAGGAGTCTCGGGATTACCTGTGAACTTTGTTAGTTCAAGGTAGTCAATATGTGTTGAACTCATATTTTATTTAACCAATTTGCGAGTAATCGTTGCTCGATAAGTTCAGGGTTTGTATAAAGTTCTATGTTAGTTATGAAGAATAGTGAGTAGCCAGCTTCGAGAATATGTTTGTTTTTCAACGTATTCTGTGGATGATTACCTATTTCTATTGCGTTCTTTCCTATCAAGAAGTCTATTTCTCGTCCCTCTATAACTACTTTAGCTCGAAATGATATGTGGTTCTTCTTTAAGATTTCTCCGAATATCCTTTCTGCTTTTGTGTAGTGTTTCTTATCAAGGTTGACTCTCATTTCCTTAGTTTTCCTGCTCGGAGAGTAGAGCAAGGAGCCAGTGTTGGAGAGGGTTTTTCATAGAACCCTCCAAAACTATTCAACTAAGCGTTAGCTCCTGTTGAGAATACCCAGTTTCGAACATCGTTGAAACCGAAGGCAAAGTCCATACCAGCAGAGTACTTGATTTCCTTTGTATCGTAGTCAACAAACTGCTCATCGAGCTGAAGGTCCATACCCATCTTGACTTGGAAGCCAAACTTAGGTCCGATCTTAGAGCTGTCAACGAAACCGTACTGAAGGTCAGAGGTAAGATAAGGATTGGCTGCAATCTCAAACGCATTATCAATGACACCATCACGGTTAGCAGTAGTAGGCTTCTCACCCTTCTTCATAGCGGTGAGTACCTCCATTGCCCTGTGATGAACAGAAGAGTTCTTCTTACATACCAAGCGATCAAGCTGGATGTCGAGGATTTCTCCAACTCCACCCTTGATAGCCTGAGCAGTCTTGAGAGCTGCCTTCCAAGCATCGTAGTCGAAGTCCATGTTCACCGTAGTACCGTCAGTAAGCTGGTTGTTCCAGTCTGAACCACCGTCTTCACGAGTGTGAGAGGTTGAGTTCGGAGCATCGCCATCACCACCAGAGTTGGTAACGGTGAAGGCCAGAGCACCAGTCGTATCAGAGTACGAGGTAGAAGTCATGTTGTTAATCTGGTTTGCAAGGATAGTCTCACGGAAACGAATAGCATCGTTCTTGAGTTCCTTAACCAAACCTTCCAGCTTGCGAGCCTGGATACCGTATCGCCACATAGGACGAGTGATACGAAGCATACCTGAGAAGAAACTCTGGGTATAAGTCTTATCAAATCCCTGGTAAGGAGACGCTGCTGGGATACTTCCGTTCTCAGCAATCTTTGAAAAGGCCTTTACTGCCGTAACAGATGAGTCCTTAACAATATAGTCAGAAACTGGTTCGACGTAAGCGTAGTCAGTGTGGTACTGCTGCAAATCAGCAGGACTCTTAAGCCAGATTTCCTGGATGGAAAGGTCTGTAAGGTCTGCTGCTGCCGCTAGGTCGAAAGGTACGTTTGTACTCATATTATCTAGTGGTTATAGGTTAGGCAGTTACCTGTCCTAGCTTAGCAATGTATCCAATCAACTTCTTATCAGTCGTAGCACCTGCAATAGCAAGAGCAATAAAGACTGCATTGATGTCTGTTGAATGTGTCGAAGTGTTGTTGACAGTTCGAGCGTCGGTGAGTAGATGAGCCTTGTTGAGCTGATCTGCTGCGGTGTTATTTGTACAATCTACAATCCACATTTGACCAGGAATGATGACATACCCGTCAATGGTTGGATTAGTTGCTGCCGAAGTCACGGTCTGTGCGATAACACATTCCACGTTCGTGGCGTCACCAACAGTGCTAGTTGCCTCTTTAATTTCACCAGTAGAAGTGTCTCGGTAGCCGAGTGAACCCTGTGTGAAAGAAGTAGAAGCATCCGCAGTGTAGGTGAACTTAGGTAGGTTCGGAGAACCTGTGAATGGTGTAAATGCCATAGGCTTACTTCTTCTGTTGTGATGGGAGAGCGTTTATCTCTGAAAGACGTTCCTGAATCTGCTCACGAGAGAGATTAGGATACCTCTTTTGCAGACTATCAATGGCTTGTGCATCGGGGTCGTTACCTGAACCACCCTGATGTCCACCACCTAGGGATAGACGCTTTCTCTTAATAATGTCTGCTTGTGCCTCTTGTTTGCCCTTTTCCTTTTCTGAGGATGAGCCGCCAAGTGACTTATGTACTCTTTCGAGTAGTGCTCGATAACCAGGTAGGTCGGTTGGTGTTCGGTAGAGCATAAACTCTGCCTGTACCACGTCCCACTTCTCGTCATCATCGTACTCCGGGTGTTTTTCAAGAAACTCAGATACGGCAGTCTTAGCTATATCTGTTGCCGATTGAGAGGCGATTTTTATTCGCTCTGCTTCAAGGTCGTCTTTGGAGACAAAACCCTGTCTAGCAGCCCAAGCATCAAACTTCTTCTGGTCTTCAGGAGTGAGTTCAACATCGTCAAACTTACTTTCCTTTATGCTTTTAGCCATTTCATCTATCTTTTCGATAGCAGCCTTAGCGACCTCGTTTGCGTTCTTTGCTTCGTCTCTGTAGGTAGCAATTCCTTTGTTGAGATTAGCCACCTGTTCACTCAGCTTGGCAATAGTCTCGTCACGAGTGTCGGCTTCCCCACCCTCGTCGCCCTTTAGGTCTTTCTTTACTTCTTCTGTCATGGTTCTAGTGCTTGTTTACAACTTTTTATTTACAGGGTGCAGCGACCACCCGAACAAGTCCTCTAGAACTCCCTCGAAAGGTCGAGGGCTGTACTCTTGTTTCTCTGGGGAAAAACGAGGGTACAACCATCAACCGGAGTTTGTTCTATTCGGATTTCAAAGAATGTTACTGAGTGCAGTATACCACCCTTTTCTTGTTGTCAACACTGTTAATCAACCTAGTCACCCAATTCAAGAGCCTCGAAAGCCTTGCACCACTCTTCGTAGTCGTTTGCTTCTCGAATCTTGCGGATTTTATCTACGTTAGAGTCATCTTCTGACGGCCCAAACAAGAAGTCGGTATTAAGCACAATATCCCTTACAGCCTTAATTTTAGCGAGGTGTTCCTCTCCAATATCAAGAACAAAGTCCTCCTGGTATAGCTCTAATACGTCCTTGTTGAGATCAGCTTCAAGGTCAGCAGGTACATCCCATCGCTCAAGACCATCACTATCAACAATCTTCTGCCACTCGTTGTTTTCATCCTTCGTAACGTACTTTTCAATGATCGAAACACGCTCTGCGTCGATAGTCTTAAGTTCATCAGCAAGAATAGACACAAATCGAGTGCGTTCTCGTGAATCACGACCACCTAGTTGTAATGCGTTTAGCCAAGTAGCTAGGCCATTAACGTATGCTTTTTGGATTTTGAATGCTTTAGTCATAAATCATCATTATTTAACTCGAAACTCTGGTAATGGCTTAGCTGTCTTCTGGAAGTAAGCCACAATGTATGCACGAACACGCTCACAATGCTTTTGAATAGAATCGTAGCTATCTGTTGAGGAAATGATACGACTTCGGCGATCTTCAGGAATATAGTCCTCAAAAATCACCTCATCCGCAGCATTTCTCTTGTATTCTCCAGTCTTAGGGTCCTTTGAAGGACGCTTATCCTGGACATTATCAGACAATCGGTGAGGTACGATTAGTGTAAATCGAAATCCAGGCCTATCTCCAAGAGGTTTTACTTCTCTTCCGAAATCAGTGCCTAGCATTTCATCAACTATCTCGTTAATCCTTGGATCAACTAAGTTTCTTCCTTCACTAGCAGCCTGAATGTCTTCTACGTTGGCTTCTGCCTTAAAGCGTTCCTTGCCTCCTGTTTCAATGTCCTTAACACGTTTGTCGATACTACCAATCTGTTCACTAAGACTGGCAATACCTGTGGACATACTCTTCATGAGGTTGAGAAGCTCATTGTCTGGATTTTCGTCCACTACTGTAGGAACCTTGTCCTTTTCTGGTTTGTTTGGTGCCATAGTTTTGTTAATTATTTCTTCTTATATCTCATCTGCGTAAGTTTCGACGGGTCATTACGCATGAGAATCTTGTACGCCTCGTTCCTTGCAATAGCCATAGTGAGTTCATCGACAGGCAACTCAACCCTACGTTTGGCAATTCCCGAGGCCTTTTCTTCGGCTGATAATTGTAGTGTCACATCATATGGGATGTGGTTGATTTGTCGTTCGTAGCGAGCTGCAAGCTGTCTGCGAAGCTCTTCATTAGACGTGAAGTACACGAACATGTATATATCGAGCCAGTTAAACGTAAAGGTCTTTTCTTTACCCTTATCATCCGTAAAACTGAGTTTCAAATATCTAGCTTCGATGTCTCCACTGTCTTTATTTGCTTCAAAGATAGTATAAAAATCCAGTAGGCTGTTCTCCAAAGAAGAAATACGCCACCTTTTCTTTGCGTGTCCTTTTGTCTCTACTTCTGCTTCTGTTTTACTTTTATCGGGCTGCATACCTGTTTAGCTTTTGCTGAAATCTACTAATACCCTCCCTGATTCCTTCTTTTCTGATGGTTTTTTTAGCGTATTCAAACGCTGTATCTCCTATAATCCTTTCGTTATCAATCTCTGTAGTGACTTCTTTAGCAATAAACTCAAGTAAATCACCATATTCAGTCAACATATTACGAGTCCTAGACTGGATTATTTTGTTTTCTATCATCATTTGTTATTACGGATTCTTAAATGCATTGAACGCTGCCCCCATTCTTGAGCCAAGAGACTGTTTTCCTTCCAGTTCTGCTTGGGGGACTACTGACTCGGGAGTTTCAAGACGACCTGCCTTGGCTGCCTCTGTCGGCATAGCTCCTTCTCCCATATTCTCCTGTGACATACCCATTTCTCGTGGTTTCTTTTCTTTTTCTGCCCCAAGTTTACCAGCCTGGTTAATTTGATTGAGCCATTCATCAGGGAGCCACTTCCTGGGGTCTTTATTGAAAGCCAAGAGTATCTGCTTAACAGGACGACCAACCATTGTAGGATCGCCTTCCTGAATCAAAGGAATAAGGATGTTCGCCATACGGAGTGTGTCTGCCTTTTCCAATTCCTCTGATTGAATGAGGATAGAGTTAGCATCCACAATGACGTCACCTTCAAACGATAGGAAAGATGGCTTAATCTTGAAGAACTTCTTGTGTTCAGTCTCTACGAAGTTACCCTTTTCGTCTTGTTCGACGTTTAGCTGTTCTTCACGATACTGCTTAGCAAAGAACTCTTCTTCACCAGGCTTTCCTTCATTTTCGATAAAGAAGTAATCTGGGTCAGCACCAACCTCTTCAAGATAATTCATTACATCCTCTGGATCAGCGAGATGTTCAACCTGGAAGTCTGTGTATACCTGCTTAATAAGGTCAATACGGTTCCTGAACTCCCAATCAAGGGCATACTGGATGGACTTTAGAGGCAAACGAAGGCGTTTAAGACCAGCCTCTCTGTTGATACCTGTCTCGAATGCAGTTGCATTCTTATCAGAAGTATCCCCCTCAAGGGTCTTAGTGACTCCTGTTCTCTGGTCTTCCTTGTTTTCAATGCGGTCAATCCAGCCTGGACCATCCTTATTACCTTCTGGGATTTGTAGCCAGGTAATTGATTTAGGATCGAGAATACGACGAAGGACACCAGCTTTGTATTTAAGGTTCTCGTCCTCCATTTCTTCTTGACCTGTATAGAAACCAGGAGGCGAAATAGTCAAAAGAAGCTGCCTCATAGTCATATTCTGAATACGGTCTAGTAGGGACTCATCCCGTTCGATAGCCTCCATAACGCCAATACCGTAGATAGTCTCTGCTCCACGAAGACTCCAGTATCCATAAGTACAAGAAAGACGCTTGCTGTTTTGTGGCAATGGCTCCCAAACAACCATAACTCCATTGATTTCAACAATAAACCAGTCATCGTATTGGTTTTCATAGAAGAAAATCTCAGTCATGCCTTTCTTAGTTTCCTTTGCTTCGTTAGCAGAGTTAGAAAAGCTAGAGCCTTGGTCTGAACTACCCTCAATAGTCTCCCGAGTATCTCCACCAGCCTTCACATACTTCATATTAGGAAACTCATCCTCTGGGAAAGCTGCCTTTATATCGTCTATGTACCAAACCTCACGCCACATCCAGTCACGAGTTGAGTAGAAATCTTCTGGTACTGTTTGTTCATCAAGCCACGCATTGTAGTTGTTGATATTCATGTAGGCGATGTCGTCTACCTTGGTAATTTCCTTAGTTTCGTAAATCTTAGTTTCTTTACCAGTTTTCTCGTCCTTTTCAATGCGTTCTAGGAAACGAGCATCGTGTTTGAGGCAACGGTGGAATGTCCTACCCACAAACCAACCTCTTTTAGCACAGTTAAATATAGAAAGTTTAAGTTGTCCGAGGGAATTAGTGTTCCTCCAAGAACTTTGAGCGAGTCCCTTAATAAGTTCTCGGTTAGCAGAATACTTAGGGTTCTTCTCTTCAAGGGTAATTTCTGGGTTGCGGTCAATAAGGATACTGAGTGCAGTCAAAACCTTACCGTAGCCATTGTTCACAGCAATAGGTGTCTGGTCTGGGTCAAGTTCAGAAGCAGGGATGTCAGCGTTTCTATTAAAATACTGCTGATCCATACGACGCATCATATCGTCTATGTTCAAACCATAGATATTCTTACGAGAGTTCAATAGCTCCTGCTTACGACGCTTGTATTGTTCGTACACTTTAAGCTCATCTCCTAAAGGAAAGTATCCCTTGACCACCTTTGGCTTGTCATCGAGAGGTTTAAGATTTTCTTTTGCTGCCATAGTTTGAAATTGTTACAACCATAGTATCACCACACATGTCAAATATCTACAATACTGTGGATTACTTACTCCTCAGCATATATTTCTTACGTCTCTCTTTAATAATACTCTCAACTTTAGCTTCTGGAAACTGTGTAGACAGAGACTGTCTTTGAATGTACTCACGGAGTTTCTGCTGTGCGATACTCTCTGGTTTCTTCATACGAGGCATGAACTTAATACCCTGGTATGCCAAACCAAGTGCAATCACCCTGTCGTCCTTATTAGAACCTTCAGCACCGTATCCCTGCTTACCCTGGTCATCTGTTCTCACAAAAGTCTGCATTTCTTTCAGAGCTTCTACAGAGTTTATGTTGATGTACTCCTCTCTTGTGGCCTCTTCCAAGGAATTAACGAGAAGTGGCTTCGTTGTACCCGTGGTACGCCATCCAAGTACCTCACGAGTCTCTCGGGTTCTCTTATCCAAGACTTCTCGCTTATAGATGTTGTTGTATTTAAGCTTCAAGTGGTCTACCAAAGAAATACCAGAGCTGTTGATCTCAGGAACTACAAAAGCCCTGTTATACCACTTAGCAATGTCTATAACATAGGTGGCGAGCTGGTCTGGGGCTACGTTAGGAGAGGCAAACTCAGCAGCCTGATTCCCCGTATGTGCATTCAATACCTGGATACAAGCATTATCCCCTCCAATGCCCTCAGAAGAGTCAACACCAACAACATACTTGAAACCCTCCAATGGCTCCTCCCAAATCATACAGTCCTGCCATTTTCGCTGAATAGGAGCCTGTGGGATGTGCTTAGCAAGATCGGTAGAGCTGAACACTCCCAATCCAGAAGAAATAAAGGCTTCGATGTCGTTAAATGGGTACTCCTGGAGCACCAGTTTCTTGTGTCGCTTTACCTTACTGATGTAAAAGGCCAACTGCTCCCTGTCTATGTTGTACATATTCACAGGGTCTTCACAGAGTCCATACTGAAGAGCAAGGGGTCGATATTCATTCATTAACTCTTCAAGAGAGCGGTCTGTCTCCAAACGATACTCAGGGTCCCAAAGCCAGTTGTAAAAGAACTTATTGTACTCTGAATTAGAGTCATTCCACTCGGTAAAAGCCATATTAGCCATACCATTAGCTGTGGTTTCAAAGGTGATTTTGCAGTCTTTAGGAACAGACTCAAGGATTGCTGCCATACGAATCTCGGCGTTGCGTATAAAGGCCAACTCAGAGACATGAAGATTGTGGACTGTCTCTCCACGAGTATCCATAGTGACGTATATTTTGCTGTCTATATCAGGGAAGTACAGCTCGTTCCTATTCTCCAGGGAAACTCTAGGTTTAAGAGCAGGTGGAAGGTTTTCAAAGCCTCTTTTTACTATTTCAAATAGCTTGACCACCTTTTGTTTCTCATGGGCAACAATAGCAGAACTGGTGTTTCTATTGAAAATAGTCTCATCCAACAGGTCTAGTAGACAGAAGGTTGAGAACCCGAGTTGTCGAGCCTTCAGAATAAAGTTCATCTTCCCTCTACGACGTAGGTAATCTATCTGTGCCTCGTTCAATTCCAAAGGTTCAAAGGTCTTTTCCTTTGTATTGATAAAGTAGAGGTTGTTCATTCTCCACTCTTTAGAGGCTAGCTTGCCTTCCAAATCGCTAAGACTACTCGCTGCCATTTTTCTTAAATCCTAGGGACCTACTACTGTCTTCTCTCTCATTCTCTCTGCTCCAGTTTTCGTCTACCCAAACATCGTCAACAGGGGTCTTTTTATCAAGTCTAATAGCATCAAGGGCCGAAACAGCTTTGATACGTTTACGCACAATAAACATCTTTTCAGGTTTCTTTTTCATTAAAAATGTGGAGGTGGGGGGAATCGAACCCCCGTCCTAAATACGTTCACCTATAACGTCTACAAAGACTATCTTGTTTTGCTCCCACGAGCGGTATACAAGCATACCAAATTAGAATGTGTGACCAGCGACTTGCCCTCAGAGTGGGTATGTAGTTTGCCAGGTCCTGATATTTCAGAGTATCCAAGCGACCTGGCGTTCTTAGTACTCCGCCATATCTAGGCGTTTACGAGTTCTTCAGAGAAGAAGGCAAAGGCGAGATACGGGCTTGGGATAGAATCCTCAGCAGATTTTTTTACTTGAGATTTAAGGTGTTCTCAAGCATTCACCTCTTTGCAGTTGTAAATGAACTATATCAGTCAAAACCTAGCACCCCCATTTACAATAATACACCATACAAGGGCCTATCAGCAATAAGAAAGAAAGAAAGACCCCCAAGTATGAGGGTCCAGTGTGAGGAGTGGATAACTCCCCGTTAGACAAGGATCACCTCCTTTCAAAGATGGAGCTTGAGTTGGTGCGGTTCGTGGTACAAAACACGGAAATAAAGCTTTTTACACTTCTCCGAGCAATACTTCTCGCCTGGCTTGCATCCACCGCCGCATTTGAAGCACCTCCATAGCATAGGGGTCATGACACACTCTCCTTCTGATTGAAATTATATACCCCTATATCTCTCCTGTCTTGCCTTTTTCCACAGCCTTATTAAAACAGTCCTCGTTGTCGTTACAGTACTTCCAGTTTCTTGTGGCTCCAGGCAGGTCTTTCAAGTAGTACGAGTAGACTGATATAGCCTCGTCTGGCCTCTCTGCCTTACAAGAGTCACACTTCCAGGTAAAATTATTGACTGGTTTCTTCATCCTGTTTTGCCTTTAAAAGTGCCTCTCTCTGGTATCTTCGTAGCATAATAGCACGCTGGTCGTAGTGCTTAGTGCATAAACCAACGGTGTATATGTTTCTACGACACCCAAGGATAGAACAAAGGCCCAGCTTAGCGGCTCTTCCTGCTCTCCCTGGACCTCCTGATGTAGAACGCATAACTATACCTCGTTTAAATATCCACCTATAACTAGCTCTTCTTCTGTTCTGATACCAACCTTTATGAGTCTTTTAATCATATCGTAGTGTTTAGTACACAAGCCTCTTGAATAAATACTCTTTTCTTCTCCGCAGAAGTTACACTTTCCTATGTTGGGGCCTCTATTGGGACCTCTCAATCTATACTGACGTGTATATGCGTAATTATAATTAGCAGCCCTACATACCTTACAACGACAGTAGTAATTGTTGTAACCACTCAGTCCATGCTTAAAAACCTTTGGTACGGGCTTACCCTTCATTCTTCTTTCTAAAAAGACTGGTAAAGATACGATACGGAACTAATGTAGCTATCAAGAACAACACAAAAAATGTCTTTAGAACCAAGCCACCCAAGTACTCTATCTTCTTTTTCATATCCCTATTATCCCTTGTATAAGCTATTAAAGACAATAAGAGCTATCAACAACTAGCGAGATATGATGGCTTTATACTGCTTGCGATTCCTCCTGCACTCCTTGTGGTAGAAAGCAATTTGTCCGACAGACACCTTCATGGGCTTCTTACATATCTTGCAGCCTTGTTCCATAGTTGGAGCTGCTGGCAGTGTCTTATAACGCTTTACCAGATTACCCTTGGGGTCTTTAACATAGCGTCTTTCTATCTTTGTTTGTGTGGCTTTAGTCATGTTTCTATACCTTCTTTTCAAAAGCACAGTTAGGGTCTTCACACCATCCAATTGCGTGTGTCTTATCGGAAAGTTGGCCGAGAAGACTGCTCATAGCATCCTTAGCATCTAACTCATTGATATTAAAGATAAACGTATCCCTGTTTTCTTCCATCATGGCAATCTGAAAAAGGATATTTAAAACCTTATCTTGTTTCTTAGTGAGTGTGATAGTCACCGTTTCTTCCGGCATCTTGTCACTTAGTTTCTTTCCAATATCAAACATATGTTTTTTAAGATTAAAGTTCTTCTAAAATACTTTTTGACACAATTCCTATCACCGTACCTCCAGGCATACGATACGAAGAGCGGTACCGTTTAATGAATCTTATAGCCTCGATAGAACGGAGAAGGTAGTCCTTCTTATTTATCTCAAGCGTTAGTTCATCATTGTTATGTAATGCTTCGATAGAAACGCCCACACCGTTTACGTCTAAACCATCTCTTTCCCATCCGTACTTAGTTCCAGCCGTGTAATACCATGATTTTTCTATCCGTATCTTCATTCGTAGATTTTTACCTGTAATTCTTGCCTACCAAATGCATAGGCTTCACTTTTTGAAGCAAAGAATATATCGAAGTTGTTCTTATCACGGTATCTGAGGTTCATTCTGTCCTCACATACCAACTTCCTACCATTTATCTCGATCTCAGTGCCGAAAGCATAGCGAGAAGGACAAGCCACCATACCTATTGCAACCTTTTTACCAGAAGCAACTATGTCAGGAGTATCATCAGTCTCGTCAGGAGAGGCAGTATAGCCCGATACAGAGGCAGTTATAACCTCTACGGGCATCCGTTCGGGAACCTCGTCATCCAGTCCGTAGACATACGTTGATGGGACGAGAGGGACTATCGCTGCAATCACAGCACCAAGTACCAGAGATTTCATAGAGATATTGTATCTTACTTTTTAAGCTACTCAAGAGGTTTTCTTTCCCTCCTATATTTATTATCCCTTATACAAGGGGAAACGACAATAAAGGTTATCCCCAACCTATTCTTTTTGTCTAATCTTGGCGTTCCTAGCCTCAATATCAGCCACCAGGTCAGCAGGTGTCATGTTTATGTTCAAGTTGGCATTGACTGTCTTCTCAGTCCAGCCTTCAAAGAGTTGTTTCCATAACTTCATTCTATGGGCATCTCCATGTCGGATAGTCTTTTGAGTAAAGCTAAAGTCCACGTCCTTCTTAAACTTCATCACATGTTCATTCACAGACACTTGATGAATCTTAGCCACGAACTCTGGGTCTTCCTCCCATCTACCAGGTTGGTTAATACCAATCTTAAAGGCTTCGCAGAACTCTCGGCGAGTTTTTATACGAACCAACCTCATAAATATAGGGTCATCCACGTTGTATCCCATCCTAGACATTTCCTTTTCATCAAGTGTTCTCAACAATGCAGGGATACCTCGCCACATCAAGTACAAGTCCCTGTCTTTCTTACCTTTTTCCTGCAAGGTCTTGACACCTGCACGAACCATAGCCTTAGCTTGAGGACTTTGTTCCTTCTCTGTGATTTTACTAGATGTATCAGTCATACTTGGATTGTACTCCCTATGGTGATATTTTACGCAGTCCCTTGTGAATAAAAGCTGGTATCAGAGTATTCATTTCCCTCCAATACAAGGGCATTATCCAGTAATGCGTCCACTACTTGGCGGACATATTCTGGTCTTAAAAAGCTATAGGCCAGGCACTGAATGGTGTCCTCCTTTCCGTATAACTCTACTGAGCGTAGTACTTCATCTCTGTTCCAAGTGATTTTAGGTCCCTGGATAGGAAGTGGTGTTTCTTCTGTCATTTTTTTATATTGGTGTTCTTTTAGTTCTAACCTTTCTCTTGCTTGGCTTCCATCTAGCATGTCCATCAGGTGAAGGAACATCAGTGTGGTACATCCAAGATTTCTTATTGCCTCTCTTTTTTGCCAATTTCTTCAAAAGCTTCCGTTTTCGTAGCCAGTTTGCCATACATTTCACTTGATAGAATCGTGGCGATAGCCAGTCTATATTCAAACTTATCCTTGTAAGTTACCTGTTGTGTGTTGCAATACCATTCGTATTGTGCCCTATACGCTTCTAGCTCTTGGGAGTAGCGAAACTTTTTATCGAAGTAGTATCGTACCCACCAAAGTATAGCTTTTCTATAGGAGAATCCATGTTGTCTCAAGTGGATGAGTTCATGTACCTGCATATCCATAGGAAGTTCCTTTCCCCGGGGAATATAAATACGCCTTCCAAATGCTAGATACATATTGTTTAAGTCTGCCTTGGGGAAGAGTAGGAGCCAGAGTTTCCACAAAGGAGATAGTCTCATGTGCACTGTGTACGGATGTTTTGGTTGTTTCATGTATTGTTCTTAATCCTCATAAAAGCACGCCATTTCTCTACTTGTTCTAGAGAATTGAATCTTATTATCAGTTCTCCCTTTGGATCAGTACCCTTTTTCTGGTTATACCTGAACAGACCAGGGTACTTTTCCATGAGCACTACAGAGTCTCGTATCTTGGCAGGGAGTCTCTCGGCATAAGTACCTATCCCTCCCTTCTCATAATGCCCAGCAATGGGGAAAACATAGTTGTTGATAAGCACTTTACCGTAGCGTAGAAGAGTTTCTGCTGTATAGGCATAGTCCTCCATACTTTGGGCCTTTAATTCGAAAGGAATACCCAGGTTCTTTCGAACACATGCCTTTGAGATTACATACCCTACATAGCGGTACTTTTTACCTCGGAAGAAGAAGTTAGGAGTTGTTCCAAAGCCTATGTTGTATGCCCTGTTCTTTTCTCCTAGCTCTGCAAGTTCCTGACATACCTCTAAGAACCTCTCAGTTGAGCCAGGTTCATCGAAAACTGCCTTTAATGAGGAATCCTCTTGTACTGGTAATTCCTCTTCGTCATAGTGGCTTTTTGAGACAATCTGGAAGCCTCTGATATTGTCGTCCAAGGATATGTACCACTCTCCGTAGGGTACTAAGTTGTCTTGTATCCACTGTCTTTGGTTAGCCACTCCCAATGGAGCATTAGATACAACGATTTTCTCCGGGGAAACTGTAGGATTTTTCAGATACTCTTCCCTTTCCTTCTCTGAATGAAGAACAATAGTGTAGTCATACCCCTCAAATAGCTTGTGGGTAGATATAGTATCCGCACGACCTTTAGAAAGTATGATTATCTTCATTGTTTCCCTATTCTAGCTCGTAATGACGCCTCTTTAGTTTCCTTTAGTTTGGCATCTTCTTCGTTCAAGGGGGTGTCTAACCTAGTACGCTCTCTTGTTGTCTTTGTTTGGCGTATTCTTGCTATTTCCTCAGTGATTTCAAGGCACTGCCACATACGCTTCAAGGTGTAGTACACCACTGAATAACGGTGTCCAAGAGGAGAAGTGTATTTAATAGGCGTAACTCCATGAAGGATACTCTGCCCATCAAATAACAAGATACTGTTGTTCGGGAGTTTGAAGGCAATATCGTACTCGGGACACGAAAGGTATCCACCCTCAACACCTTGTTTGAATACCACCATCATAGAGAACACATCAGTAAAGTTCCCTGTATCGAAGTGGTACTTCAATGGATTGTTCTTGTTGATAATACCTGAAGTAAACAAAGAGCTTTTTTCGATACGCCACTCGTTCTTAACCTTTTCTTCCGAAAGAGACTTATGGTTTTCGTACCCCTTTGGGTTGTACTTCTTGTAATAGTCCTCAAGTTTTAATGCGAAAGAGGCGATGAGATTGTGCTCTCTAGGTGATTCTCCTGCCAAAGACGTAGAAGAACAGTAGTCTTGACGCATTTCATTCCTGGGCCTGAAACCAAAGATACGAGACGTTGAAACCAGACCACGAGAACGCTTCCCCGTAGTGTACTTAATCTTTTTAAGAGCACTGGTAATATCTTCAGTACTGAAATCGAGAATATCGAAGATAATCTTGACCTCGCCATCTACCATCACAACAGTTGGCTCTTCAATCAACACAGAATAGTCGTCCTCCTTAGCAGAACGCTTGATGTATTCTTTGAGGTTTAACTCCTTCTTAGTCAGCTCTAGAACCTTCATAGCGTTTTAATAGTTCAAGCACTGCCTCCGTATGAGACGTAGTACCAGTCTCTTCCATTACCCTGTCTATTCGAGGGACAACATCCTCAAACTCTTCAGAAGAGAAGTAAAGGACAATCTGCTTCACGTTGCCGCCAAGATACGTCTCCATCGAAGAGCCTAGAGTATCTGTATCCTGTCCATCTTGTTCACGAGAAGTAGCAAAACCAAGCTCGAAGTCTTTGAAACCAGACTCATAGAGCGATTCAATACCGAAACCGTTGGCTAGTGCATCGAAATCAAACTCTCCACGATGGCGGTTACTCTCCAATGCAATGACCTCTTTTTCCTCTTCCGTAAGTTCACGGTTGGGGTACAAGACAAAGACTTCTTCGACACCCAATTCCTTAAGGGCACGCTTTCTCTGGTGTCCTGAGAGGATAGTCCCATCAGTATCAACCTTTAGCACGTCATGGAAACCTCGTTTAACTATCCCAGCCTTTAGCTTTTCAAACTCTTCAGAAGAAATCTTCCTAGGGTTCTTAGGCCATTCTTTAAGGTCAGCGACCTTCCTTTTTTCAGAGGTCCAAACGATATTAAGCATCTCCATATTCTTGTGCTAGGTCTTTTAGTTTTTGATTAGGTCGGAAGGATACTTTATTGTGTTCTGGAATAATAAACCGCTCTCCAGTACCCACGTTGTACCCTTCTCTCGCTGGGATTCTCTTTATCTCGAAGATACCAAGTCCCACAATCTTAACCTTCCCAGCCTTTAAAAGAAGGGAGGTGAGGTGCGAGACAAAGCTATCGTCTTTAAACTTTAGGATGACTTTCTGTTTTACGTTACTCATAGTTCTTTGATTATTATTCCGTGGAAAGCCTTTACCAGTTTACTTTTGAGCTTATACACATCAGTTCTAACCCCCTTAGTATCCTCGTACTCCACTCGTCCATCAGGGTATGTAACCCGAAAGTCGGCGTAGTACGAGCAGATTTTTACTCCGTTGTGTTCAATCGGAATCTTAAATTGTGGAATCCAAGAATGAATTGCACCTACCCGTTGCAGAACATCTAGTTCAGATGCTCGGGTAGCTTCTTTTTTAGAAGCGTACCAACGACCTCCGTAGAGAGTACGTTGATTTCTAAACTTACTCTGCCGATTGGCTTGCTGTTGGGGTAGAAGGTTCAACTTCCTCGCCTCCTCCAAGCTCATCCGTTGGGGTAACGACTTCCTCGTCCTCTCCTTCGAGTGCTTCTGCAAGTTCTTCTTCAGGAGTAACGGGTACTGTTTCGTTTTCGTCCATAATTTTTTTGATTTAGGTTTTGACAATTTGCCACTTGGCATGTCTTGAGTATACCACAAAACATACTATACAAGGGCTTTATACACAGTTAGCTCAGCTCGGATACGTTAGGCACATCGGGTAGTGCTCCTGCTTGAATACGAGGGTCATCTAGGTCAGCAATCTCGTACTCCTCAATACCTTCAGCGTTGGCCCAGTTCACAAGGTCAGCCTCAGTATCGGCCAAACAAACAATGTTCTTATCGACGATGAGATAGAATCTTTCCTCGGGCATATTAGCTAGACTTCTTAGTCTTTTTAGCAGCCTTGGTAGTGCCCTTTTTGTTGTATGCCCTCTTTGGCTTTGGGGTGTTTACTGCTCCAGTGGTCTCAACCGCCAGCTTAGTAACCTCTCCAGCTACCGTGTCCATAATAAGATTGAGCATCTCCTGTTGTGACTTTAGTACACCTAACATACCTAGAGCGTGCTTCATACCTTCGATTTCTCCATCCATACTCTGAGAGAGAATGTCGATAACATTGTTGAGATTCTTAGAGTTCATAATCTCCTGTAACAACACAATGCCACACCACATAGCAGCTAAAATAGTTAGTACAAATATATCAGGGTTGTTGAAAGGATCGTTCGATAGTCCAATAAATCCAATCAATACAATACTGAGTATTACAGTGATGTAGCTCCATACAGGTACACGAGCTAGCTTACGCAATCTGCCAAGTGTTAACTTGTTAGAATCCTTGCTCTTCAGGAGTAGTTCTTGCAACTTTGAAATGAGTTTTTCATCAACCTGAGGGGTCATCATATGTTTATTTATTAACCTTTTTAGTCTTAGTAATATCTGCCATCTTATCTTCAAGGTACCGCAGTTCCTCCTTTGAGAAGGTAGACTTATTTTTCTCTAGGAGTTTGCGGTCCTTACTGTCTATGATTCTTTGCATGAGCTGGTTTCTATCTTCCTCTTTTTCTGTTTCCTCAAGAGATACCTCTGTGAATTGAGAGAAAAGAACACCAATATCCTTATGAGTAAAGATTTCTATTTTAGAGTCGTTGATATTCCAATTGGGATTATCCTTCTTAAACTCAACACTAGCATATCCGTATGCCTCTTCTAGAGAGAAAGCAGCTTGGAGGCTCACGAATGAACCACTACCCGTCTTTACCAAGAGTGCATATACCTTGGGCTTTATGAATTGAGACTTAATCGAAGCGACAAACTTATATACAGGGTTCATAGAGTTGGCTTATTAAACACATTATAGCAGTTCGAGCAGTTGGTTTTTGTTGTTTCCCACAAGTTCTTTAATATGTTCTTCCAGGAACGCCCAGTCTTTTTCACTAGGCTTGTAATTGATTGATTTAAGATAAGTAAGCGTTTGGAAGAAGATTGTTTGATGTTCTCCGTCGTTGTGACATATACCTGCATGGCATTGTCTACATAGACAAGATGAATTGAAGGCTGAGTCGGAAACTCTTCCAAGGATATGATGGATTTCAAGGCCACCTTTTGTAGTTCCGTTAGAGCCACATAGGAAACATCTCCAATGTCCAAGGTACAAGAGTCGTACTTCTTTAGGGAAATCATACTTTAACTTCATTATGGCTTGTATAAGGCATTTTAGCAATAATCAGATTGTTGATAACCTCAGTGTGGCTTCTCATGGTATTCCTGGCAAACAGGACACCATACTGGAGCTGGCTCTTCTTTTGGTGGCTCTATCTTTGCCTCAGGATTCACTAATTCATTAGTCTCAGGGTCGATAAGTCCAGTGCCAATTGTTGTAGTTCCAGGTGTAACAATAGGTGTAATAAGTGCTGAATAGTCATATATACCCATACCTAGCTTCTTTTCTACCTCAGCTAGACTTTTCATAGCCTCACCAAGACTCTTTGCACTTAATTCTCCTGACCCTTTCCTTGGCTTCTTTTTCTTGGCTTCTTTTTCTTCCTCAGAACCGTCACCATCTTCCTTATCTTCACTGTCACCAGCAGAGTCATCATTTTCATCCTCTCCACCATCTTGTTTTTCTTCTTCAAGAAACTTAAGAATATCCTCCATAAAGGTATCTATCGCTTTTTCTTCCTCTTCTTTTCGAATCTTTAACCAACGGAGAAGCTCCATTGATTTAATAAGGTATTCGAGTAGTTCATCTGCCGTTTTTGTTGTCTTTGCCATATTTTTAGCCTCTACGAAGATTAAGCCGTATCAATTTAATAATGTGTGGGTAAAGCTGTTTAATGTCGTTAATCACACATGTCCTTCTCTGTGGGTAATATTTCTGTACAGAAGAATCCATAATTCCAATTGAGTACAGTTCAATACCCGAGGCAATCGTCATATCCACCTCTTGCTTCAAGTTAAAGTCATGTTGTGAATACCCAGGATTTATAGGACTTTCCCACCCAGAAGGAACGGGAGCAGGTTGTCCATCGGACAAGAAAATCATAATCTTCTTTCCTGTTTGTTTTAGCAGTCTTTCCCTGGAGAAACGAAGTGCCTCAGCATCGGAGTTCCAGTTTGGACTACTACCAATCTCAATATCCACTCCTGCGGTTGCCATTGCAGTGACAGTCTCATAATATTCACTGTAGCTAATACTTTTCATAAAAGGATAAAGCATAGAACCACCTTTTTTCTTAGATGGAATCGTTTTACCCTTATTCCAAAGCAGGTAAATATCGTATTTCCGATTCATAGGCGAAGAACCGCATCCAAGTTCAGCTAGGATTTTATCTTCAATTTGCTTGTCCTCCTTGGCAGAAAAGTTTTTAAGCTCATCAACATGCCCAGCAAAGGCTATTACATTATGTGGAATACCTATCTTAGACAGATGGTGAGATATTCTCTGTACAGACTGAGCAGCCATTTTTATCTTTTCTTCAAGCATAGAGCCTGAACAGTCCACAACTAAAGAGATTGCATAGTGTTTATTCTGTCTTGCCTCTCTCCTTTTGAAGAGTTTCGAAGAAATATCTACCTTGTATAGACTACGAGTATCTAACTTGCCAGTACGTTTGTTTTTAACAAAACGGTCGTACTTATTATCAAGCATTATCGACTGTAGAGTTCTTTGGAAGGTTACGTCATTCATGGCTAATCCTTAGCAAGCTCCTTAATCCGATTGATAAAGTCGTCGTGCACAATACTTCCTGATCTTGAAGAAAGACTTCTAATCTCATCTTCCATTTGCGAGATTTTAGCATCGTGGTCTAGCTTAAGGGCATCTATCTTAGCGTCAAAACCAGCAACAAGATCAAGTAATTCCTGAATAGTTTTAACAGGAAGGCTGAGAATACTACCGATTATTTTTTCAAAGTCGCTTTTGACCACTTCAAACTCTTTTGGAGTCATCTTGTTTACAATAGAACCAACGGCTGCATCAGTTAGAGAAACCCCACAAAGAATCAAGTGAGCTGTTTGTACTAGGTCACGAGTAGAACAGAAATAGAAAATATCGTCCTTCTTTTTGTATTCTCGTAGCTTTGTAGCTAACAATACCAGCTTAGTAGCAGTCTCAAAATCAGTGCCCTTGTCTTGTAGAAGACGTATCTCATCTGTGTTCGATAGGACATCAATGTAAAGGACAGCAGTAAAACGAGACATAAGGGCCTTGTTCATATCCTTGGTTCCTGCGTATTCCTCTGGAGGGTTCATGGTACCGAAGAAACGGAAACCTTCTGCTGGATACACAATCTCGTTGTCCTTCTCAGGCAACACAATCTTTCTATCATCGTCGAGAAGAGAGTGAAGGGTAAACAAAATCTCTGGTAGAGCTGCGTTGATTTCGTCCATAACAACCCAGTGACCAGAACGGAGAGCAGCAGTCAAGATACCGTCTTGCCACACAGTAGTTCCCTTGTTTACAAGCCACTTTCCAAGGATTTCTTCCACACCCATAGAACCGTTAACAGAAATACGGATGAGGGTCTTTTCCTTTTCCTTAGCCATCTCTCGAATGAGAGTTGTCTTTCCAGTACCCGTCTCTCCAATCAAAAGAACAGGCTCATCACTTTCAACACAAGCATTCAAAAGCCTTATATTTGTATCAGAGACAAAGTAGGGTTTAGATACCTCTTCTTCAGATACTACTCCCCAAGCTTCTTCAAGTGTTACCTCTCCTACAGCTTCTCCTACAATTTCTTCTTCATTTGTTTTTACCTTCTTCGCCATACTTTTTATTTATTACTTTTTTATTATCCCTTATACAAGCCATTAGAGCAATAAGAACATTGTGGATAAACCTTAAAACACTCGTTCCTTATCTCCACAATCAGCACAAACACGAATCATGTAGGTGTTTTCATGAGAACACTCAGTCATATCAACTCCAGTCTTAGCTTCGATGAGATGCTTCTCTAGGTCTTGACGAGTCTGATCTTTAGCAGTAGCAAGCCACTTAATAGCGTCTTCTTTATCCTTAACGAAGCGAGAAATCTGATACAACTTTGTCCAACCTCCAGAGTCTGCAAGCTCTTCTGTAGTAAAACCAAGTTTCAGTACAAACAATTCATACACAGCGATTACTTTAGAAATTGAGGCAGGGGACAGGTCTTTAAACTCCATACAGTATTCTCCCCAAGAACTCCAGAATGGTTCATAGAGTCTCTGGTGACGTATGTTGTACAAGCGTTCACCAAGCATGAGATAGAGCATTCTTGCTCCCTTCTCCATTTCAAGAGTCTTATTACAGTATTTGTGCTTACTGGTTTCCGACATTGAGTTACTCATATTGTCCTTGCTAGTGCCTCTAATCGTTCAGTTTCCTTCTTTTCTATGTACTCAGCCTCCTTCTTAGCGTAGTGAATGTCAGTAGACACCATGTTGGCTACGAGCCTCAGAGCTGCAATAGACCAGTCAAACCTTTTGTCTCCTCCGATATACGAAGGAGCATGGTGCATAACGATATTCTTGAGCTGTCCTGCGTCCGCATGAATCCTTCTTGGGTTTGCTCTAAAGAACTCTAGCTGTAATGCCACTACTTCCTCCAAAACAGGCTCAGGTGGAGACTTCTCCCCTGTTTGTGCCCACCATAAGGTTTTAAAGATTTCTACATCCTTAGCCTTAATTTCAGGCGATTGCTTGAGTATCCTGTTTCTATCAGTGAGATAGTCAGTCTCAGTATCAGAGACAACTGTAGATACATAAGATTCCTTTTCAAAAAGAACATACCGCATATCAGACTTGTGCCCACTCCATACACCTTCGATAGCAAACGGAGTATCTTTTGATCGGTAGTTATCGTTGATGAGTGCCTGAGCCGCCACCCCTTCTCCTTCCTCTAATTCCACTGGCTCAGAGAGTCCACGAATATATAGCTTTGCTTTCATTAAATTGGTTACTTTTTTCTGGTAAACACCACAGCTTCTGGAGTATCCAAGTTTTGCCTTCGTAGGTAGTTACTTGGTTCTTGTCCATCAAACTTCTTAACCCCTCGTTGAAGAAACTCCCACAGGTTCCACTTGTATGTCCAGAAATACTTCTTGTCTCGTTCTGGCACACCTGGTTCAAGGATAGTGGCGTAGAAATCTATTAAGTCTTGAAGCTCTTTAAGAGAATAGTAGCCAAGGGTTCTTGTTATAGCTTGGTCTAGAAAAGGAGTAATTTTGCGATGTATTGTTATCTTTTTAGAGTTCCAATAGGTCATCACAGCCATCTTCTCTTCCATCGTTATAGTCCTTGCAGCCATATCCTCAATTTTTATTATCCCTTATATAAGCCTTTCAACGCAAATATACGTTGTGGAAAAGCTAACCAATAACTCTTTTTTTCTTACTTGCAAGCTCTCGCTTTTTAACCAAAGTACGGTAGTACGTCTTCCTTCTCTCTATCTTGCATGGATAGCAGGTAAACTTCCTGTCGGCACGGTTAGTGATGGCTCGTTGTATCGATGTTCCGCAATGCTGACACTTTTTCTCAAGATACAACATAGATAATTTGTTTATGCTGCCGAACCTCCGAAGTTGTGGGGTGGTAATTGGGTACCATGTCAGGGAAAAGTATAACCTGACCAACCACGGAGGGTCGGAAGCACAAACTTCCGATTATTTACTGCTAAAAAGGAATATCTTCTGGACTAATATCATCTGTTGGGTAAGCAACAGAGTCAGGGGTGCCTCGCTTTTCAGATAGCTCGTCTTTCAACTTAGCTCGCCTTTCTTGTTCAGCTTGAAAAGAACCATCAGCCATATGCTCTGCTTTCTTAGCTTCTTTCATCTTTGTGATGACTTCAAGCATAGGCTTTTTTGCATTCAGTTCATCTAATACCTTGTTTTCAACAGGCTCACGAACTGGCCTTGGTACCACAGTGTACTCAACCTCTTTAGTACCAGCACCGACAGCGTTTACTCGAATGTCGTAAGGCATTGGAAAACCCTCAAAAGCATAGTCTTCGTTACTCTCAAAGCTAACAATTGTAGTACCTACGGTATAAGGCAGTTTAGCAATCTTGACCTTGCCATCCTTTCTATCAAGTACATAACACATCAACTTAGGACTACCTTCGTAACCACAATCTGTATAACAGATACCTGTATTATGTTTCTCAAAAATCATCTCAGGTTCAGAGATAACTCGAAAGAGGTTGCCTCCTTCTACAAACTTAAACCATCCGCCTCCTGACTTAAACCCTTCTTTTCGAGCCTCTTCTTCTTGTTGTTTAAACTTGTCTGCAAAACTCATATGTTTTTTATTCAGCTACTGTTTCTAATTCTTCCTCCTCAGCACTTCCGATAAACTTGGCTGACAGAATGGCGGGGTCAAACCCTGCCTCAGCTATCTCGGCTAAAATCTCGATGTTCTTTTTAGTCATCTTGTCGCCATTCTTAACACGGTTCATCACACGGTTCCACTTACCTACATCCTTTCTATACATATCGTCGAACTCCTTCTGGTCTTTCAATCCATATAACATGGTGAGATAACCAGAGTACGCTACGTTGAAGTTGGCCGAGAAACGTCCGCTGTCCTCATCAAATATGATAGGGTTCTCTAGTGGTGGCTGCTTACCTGAATTATAGAAGTCAGTCATAGTCTTGATAAATGCGAAGTATTCCTTTTCTATCTCAGTTTCTGGACCGTGATTGAATACGGGGAACTCCATCATCCTCAAGTCGTCACGACAGATATAGATTATGCTACCTCGTTCGTAGTCCTCTGCTTTTAGATAGTGGAACAACTGGAGCCTATGTATCTTTTGTGGCTTCTTCGCTCGTTCAATAGCCTCGAACATGAAGGAACTGACACTTTTAATCTCAATGGGTTTCTTTACCAGTCCTTCTGGGTATTCCCTGTCAAAGTATTCTTGAATAGCCTTAGCTGCCCGAACAAACACTTCTGGTAAATCAAGCTGCTCCATCTCCTCTACAGCCTTCTTAAAATCAGGTGTACCTCCAGCAATGAAGTCTGCCTTGCCTGTTACTTTCAACATCCCTGGGTACTGGAACACACAATACGTTTGTGCGTCATCCAAGATACCTGCCCTCTTCAGAATTAGAGAAACAATCCACTCAAATACATTACCAGCCTCGAACTTTCTTAGAGAGCGTGGATTAGGTGGGTTTGTTGCTTCCACACCGCTCATTCTCAAGTATATATCTATTGGTGCCTTACCCAATTCAGATGCCCACAAATAGTCACGAGGAACTACTGTACGTGTCTCTGCATTGAGTAGAGAAGCATTCCATACACCTACAAAACTCCAATCTTTTACCTCCTTCATTCTTTATATTATGCCTTATACAAGCGATTTAAGCAATAAAACTGTTGTGGATAAATCCTTCATACAGTCTCCTCAGGGTTGGTAGTAGCACGTTTCTTCCCACACTTTCTACAGAAGTTACTGTTAGCGATTTGTTCATCTTTACAAGAGTCACAAATATCCCACGGTCCCCAGTATTCATCTTTACCAGGGAGTGCTGTAAATGTAGTTGTCTCTGCTTCTCGGGTGGTGAGAATGTTGTGAGTATAGGTATTTATGTACGCAACTGCACTATCTAACACAAGCACTCTCCACTCTGGACTATCTCTGCTGTCGTTGTACTGAATACCACTAAGTAGAGTCTCTGCGAGTTTTCGTGCCTCCTTCTCCCAAGTTTTCTTGGGTGTGGACATATTATGTGCCGGTTCTCCACAGCCATCTCCATAATAGTGCGTAGTTCCTTCTGAACTGTCTTTGAATGTCATATACTTTCCATTGAGTATTATTTAATATACCAAGCACACCTATGGCACCAGTTTAACCCGTCACGGTGTTTGCGATGTCCAACTATCCAGCAAAGCCAGTGTTTTTTCATGTTCTAGTCTTTATTAGTTGGTAGTGGTGTCATGATGGGTGGTCGAATTGATAAACTGTCTTACACGAATCACATTGAGCAATCCCCGTGTTTCCAACTGGTTCTATAGAGCCTCCGCAAACTACCCATCCTGGGTATCCATCGCCAGTGTCATCACTCCATACCTTTTCTGTGCAATTCTCCATACCACTATTCAGTTACCTCACCTCCTAATGTTGCTAGAAACTCTTCGATGGTTTTGCCTTTAACCAGAGCGTCTATCATGTGGTGCATGTAGAACTCCCACCCCGCCATCTCCTTCATGGGAGTATCAATTCGCTCAGGCCACCCCTCCGTTTTGGATACTGCCTGCCATGCGAGGGGGTCTAGAAGTGTCGAATGAAGATGGGAGCCTTTAATATAATGCACTTTTTGGTAATCCACGCTCCACTCCGCATTCCGTCTTGCATAAAAGGGTCGCCATCCCCCTGCAATTGCTTTTTCAATAAACTGTTGAATTGTCATACGTTACTTTGTTACCTCACTAGGGACTGGTAGGAGGGAGAGGATACGTTTCTTTGAGATAACAACCATGTCTTCCCCATCTAACTGTTCAACGTATCTAACTGGCATACTCTCAATCTCTTCCCTCAACTCCTCCTCACGCTTCTGTACTGCGAGGGTGATTTCTTCTTCTATGAAGGCAACAATATCATCATTGAGTGACTGATCTCCTGCTCGTACAGCCATGTCGGGTACTGTTGGGAATCTTTCGTTAAAGCGATCTCTCATCGTGCTTGGTTGTGTCATGTTACTTTTTAACGTAGTAGCTTGCGAGCTTCGGCAGGTTGTCGAGAATCGTTTGAATATCGGTTCTGCTAACTGTGGTACCGACGCTTGGCATGCCTTGAAGGAGAATAATTATGGCTCGCTGTGTGAGCCCTTGGTTCGTCAACTCCTTAAATCCGTCAGATATTCTAATAATAGACTCTGCCAACACTTCTGGTGTTTCTGGTTTTTCTTCGTTCTTAATGACTCGAACATTCTGTGCTTTTAGTGATGTTTTCATGTTAGGTGTTGTTGGTGGGTTCCTTAGAGATTGCTAGTAAGTGAACAATCTCAAGCCATTGAGTGATGGTGAGGTACCCAATCGGGTCTTCACTCCCGTCGTTGTACTTCTTCAAGATACGTTTCTTTAGCTTAGGCCCACAGTCAAACATGATTTCAACAGTGTCACTTTCAATAACGGGCATACTGCGGTTTCTTTCTGTATTGCCGTTTCTTATTAAGAGAAAGTCTGTGACAGTCATGCTCATGTTGTTTTCCGTATACGTTCCATCAGCCCATACTGTTGATAGGTGATTCCCGTTGGGGAAGTTGATGTGCAGCCTTCCAGGTGCCCAGTTTCTTATTGCTTTTTTCTTGGGTTCCATACTATTGTTGGTTAGGGAGGGTTATTAAGTTGTTCTCTAAGAGGTAGGTGAGTTCTTCTGCCAACATATCAGCACTACCTTCTGCGGGAGCAATTCTCGGCTCCCCAATAAGGGAAAGAAGCTCGGCTACGGTGAAGGCGGAATAGGTGTCTTGTTCCCCTCCAAGTTCCCAATGGCTATCCGATAGAGTGTTGGTTGGCACTACCCTGTCCCGTGTACCATCTGTTAACGGTGCTTCTGTATAAATCCAAGAAAACAAACTCTCCTGCTTCACTCCAAGCCCTTTCAGTTTCTTGCTCAATTCGAGCGATGTTACTTGTTTTGAGAGTTCCATACTACTTCTCCAACTCCCTTAGTTTCTCGTCTCGGTATGCGTTTGCGTCTCCTCGTGAGGGGAATACGTTGTTTGTTGCACGCAACCATTTGTCGTCAAAGCCGCCTGCCCAACTGCTAGTATGTGCATTCCCCCGAGCATCGAGATACCAATAATCGTCTCCTATTTCAGGCACCCACCTCCCATTCTCATCAACAGGTTGGAGGACACCGAGACGGGTGTAGATGTCGAGTTCAACCTTAGTGAGTCTCGTATTTCCTACCTGGATACATGTAGGTTCGCTGCTAGGATTCATGAGTGTGTCGAATACATTGGTCGACCCGTCTTCAACAACCTCTCCCTTCTTGAGATCGAATAGGTCTTGATTTAGGCGGTATTTCATGTTACTTAGTTTCAGCTCTTAATAGCTCACAAAAGTTGACTAGTTTCCCTATCGAACGGCTGCCATCTTTTTGACACGATCGGAGCCAGTCGGCTGTTGGCTCAACGTGTATATAACCAGAAGGCATGACCACAGCAACGTAATCGCTCTTAGGGTGGGGTTTCGTGACTCTATTGACTCCACGACTACGGATCACAGTCTTTACTTCTACCGATATTCCTGTGCCATTTTTGATAGCCAGTATATCTATGCCATTGGCTGTAACACCTTTCACTTCGGCTACTACAAACCCGTTTTCTTCAAGCCACGACCTGACTCGGGTCTGACCGCTCTGTGCTTTCTCGTGCGATGGATGCTGTCTCCTTTTCATATATTTGTTAGTTAATCACCTGAGCTAGTAATGGAGGTGTTACTTAATGTTAATGAAGGGTACGTTGGCACCAGTGACTTGTGGTAACTGACCATCCCACTTCTCAATTGCTCTGAGCTCAAGAACTCGTGGGTTTGAACTGATAGCGACTGACTCTACACGGAGTGCCTCTGCTCGTCCTTTTGCCGACTCAATTGCTTGCTGTGCCTCGTACTCAACCTGTGCGAGCTTGTTCTTTGCAGCGAGGGCGTTTTGTTCTGCTGTAACCTTGGCCTCGATAGCAGCATTGAAGCTCGGCGAGAAGTCGAAGTTGATGATCGAGAAGTTCTCAACCACAATTCCATTAGAGGCTAATCGCTCTGCAAGGGCAGCTCGTATCTCTTCTTTTACCTCTTCACGCTTAGTAATGAGTTCTTCGGCGGTGAATCGTGCCGTTGATGCCTTAACGCTCTCTTGAATAGCTGGGTCAATGAGGCGTACTTTGTAGTCGATACCGACCTCTTGGAAGAGTCGGGCCACTGCCTCGTGGTTAATCGAATATTGGAATGCTACCTGACTATTGACTGTTTGAAGGTCCTTTGAAGCTGCACTGGCCTGAGTTTCGTCCTTCTGTGTCTTGACGTCCATTCGTACAACCTTCTGGACGAAAGGAATCTTTACATACAAACCTTCGCTCAACACCTCACCAGTTACAGCACCAAACTGAGTCCTAACACCTCGTTCTCCGGCATTGACCGTACCAAAGATGTTGAAGAGCAATATAATACCCACAAAACCTAGAACTACGTGAGCCACAATCTTTGCATAATTGTAATCACTGTAACCTGACTCTGACTTAATGATGTAATTGAACATATATTTTTTAATTTATTAGTTGAGCTAGTAAGAGGAGGATTAGTGCGACACAGGTCGGGAAGCCAAACAGCCACAGGAAACCTAAAAAGGTGTTGTCCTCAGGAATTACGGCAGCTACTTCGATCCACGTAACCAATACTCCACCAAGACAAACGAGTGCGAAAATTAGGATCCCTACAAATGTAAGTACCTCTGTCATACGATTATTCGATACTGCATACGCAGCGTTTATCTCCCCATTCCTCTTCCGTATACCCAGAACCATCACAGATACCTTCTGGACATTCTGGGATTTCAAGTTCTTTATTTTCCATTTGAGCAGTCATTAGCGAACATGTTCCAAGCCTCACCAGGGGTACCCTCAAACCCTGAAACTTCAACCATACGAGAGACGCAGTCACCCACATCCGTTATCTCTTTAGTTCGAGAATCAGCCCAAAAGAGCACGAGTCCAATCAGGAGAATTGCGATTCCCCAAGCACCCATAGCTAAACGGTATTCTTTACTCATAAGCTTTATACCGTTTGAAATCTTAGGCTGTTAAATACTTCGTCAAGATCACGACTCGTAACCATAAAATCCGAGTACTCGCCTTCGTCCGCACACATCTTCTTCCAGAACAAATCTTGGATGAGAGCAGAAAATAGAGTACCTTCCGCCTCGCTAAGCATTTCAAGCTTCTCGACGAAATCTTTTTCTACCTTCCTGTCTTTGAATATCTTCATAACTTTTTACTTTTTATTTATTAACCCCTTACCTATATATTATGCCTTATATAAGGGGGTTTTGCAATAAGATTCTAGGTAGTTGGGGATAACTTTCCAGCCTACCCTGCCTCACCATTTGAATGACGTCTTAGGCCGAACAACCTTCTTTGCTTCGACTTCTGCGTCAGCCTGTTCCTTCCTCGCTTTTTCGAGTGCCTTTCTAGCATCCTTAACAATTCCTTCGAGGTCGTTAATTAAGAAATCAACACTCATTTTGTACTGAGGTTTCCCTTCAACGATACTCCCTACAAGGAAAAGTCTGTCACTAAACCCTTTGACCTTTAACTTGAGTAGAGTTCTTATACGATTTTCCGTCATACAACTACCAGCTAGAATGATAATAAATCGAACCACCTTCTGGCTCTGCGAGAATATCCTTCAACAATTTCTCCGTGTGCTTCAAGTCCTCGAAATAGTACTCATCATAATCGGTACTTCCAAAGAAAAACCCAGACTCAGTAGGTAGAACATTGGGAGCAATCTCTGGCTCTCGTAAAACTTGCTGCACTTTTCCAAGCAAAACACGCAAGGCATCACGTTCAACGTAGTATTCCTTGCAGTCATCTAAACCATTTTGCACGTTGTCAACGAACCACTTATGAATAGCGTTCGCCTTTCTCCAGTATCCGATGTCTTCGACAACTTCAGATATACGTTTTGTCTGAATGTGTGTTGATTTCTTGTTTTTCTTCACAGAAATACTGTACTTTTCTTCTGGCTTCATGTGATTCCAGTTTTTAACGACAGTCTTCTTGTAAAGGTACATATCTAGTCCCATACTTTTTTAGTTATTGTTTTTAATTGTTGTATTTTGATTTTTAAGTATTTTCAGATTTAGGGGAGCAATTATGCTCCTTCTTCTGAAGAACCTATCTAGGTCTAATTTTGTATCAAAGTCTGATTGCAGTACAACTACTTCCACCTCGTCTGACATCCAGTAGTGGGACACGGTAGACCCCGTGTTGTTTCGTTGCTTGTCTTTTCTGTCGCCTACCAAGTAGCACTGCAATATGCATCTCGGTGTGTGGGGTGCTTCTCAGCATTGCCCTTACGATTGGCTACCTTAACGAGCGATTGATACATCTCCTTCGTGTTTAATCTCGGGAGCTATCTTCATTATGCCTCAAAAAAGAAAAAGCAAATAAAGTTATCAACAACTAAAAAACCTCCCAGGAGACTGAGAGGCTTTTAGCTAAGAGATGTATCAATTCTTTAGGTATTATCTGGTGGATGTCGTACCAGACATAGCTATTATACCACAAACTGACCTAGTTTCTCCGGGGAATGGGGATAACTATTCACTCATCATCTTAGAGATTGCCGAACCTGGCATAAATCTCTGAACAATGAACGCATAGAACGCTCCAGCAACGATTAGTACGTTACCAAACGTCTCCCAAAGTCCAGCAGATACTAGGTAGGTATAGACAGCAGCAGCGAGTAATGAGATTACCAAGAGAATACCAAGTGTCGTATACTCTCCAGTTTTAAGCTGATTCTTTAGAAACTGAATAAGTAAAGAAACACCAGCACCAAGGATAAGTTCCATAGTTTTTTAGATTAAGTTTTTAAGCTGTGTATTGATAGATACTCCCATGTATTTAGCAACCTCTTTTGCATAGGCATCAGGGTTATTATTATCACTAGATGGGGCATATATCTGGAAAAACTGTGCAATCGTAAGATCAGCAGAAGAGTTCAGATTAAACCGTTTTCGTGCTTCTGCCTTATATACTGGACTTGTCCCCTTTGCCACAATAGTTACCTGATGGATAAGGGCCTTCCAGCCAGTCGCATAGTCTTTGAAGAGTGCGAATCTTCCCGAAGTTCCACATATTCCATATCCTATCTTGAACGGAGAATCCCTGAGATTGCCTGGGTTATTATTGCGATAAGAACATGAGCCAACCTTCCAGCCTTCGTGGATTTTCATACCCTCGGCCATTATCTCTATTGAAGACTTCTTTTCACTCTTTTGAAGAGCAGCTATCTGTTTCTTGATAGCTTCTATTTGAGCCAAAATGGTAGCTATGAGAGCACTTTGGTTAAAAGACACAATCCTATCCACATAGGGGGTCAATATAGCGTTCTGAGCTGCCCTGTTGCCGTCTAGGGCATCTATCTCGTACTCTTTATGGTACGGAGTACAGGTGCCTTGGGTATTAGGAGTGCAATCCATCACATCTATGACTGGTATTCCCTGCTTCCTTAGTCTATGTACATACTGATGGCGTATTTCATGAGTAAATATGCGGTATAAGTCGTCAGAGAAATCACCTGCTGGTGATGTGTATACCTCAGTAAACTGAGTACCTGGATACAGCTCATCAAAATAAGTGAAATTACCCATCTGCTTTCCTGGATGGAGTAAAGAGAAGTTTGTCTTCGTGAAATCGTATAAAAAGAATACAGCGTGGTATTTCCCCGGAGAAACAACCTTACGCACCTGGTCTTTGATACCATCGAGGCCATACAACTCTTGCTCAACTCCATCAAACATTTTATATACGGCAAAAGACTTCCACTTCAGAGGTAGGTCAACGTCCTGGACAGTATATTTCAGGTCAATACCAAGAGTTTTAGCCTCATACTGGGCCGTTTTTAACAGGTCATCCTCTGCTTGGATGTTGTTATTGTTTCTTAAAATCAGAACATTGTACGTCTTAGTCATAGGCTAGCTTATTGCTATTATAGCATTTAGGAGGATAATCACGGTATGAGTCTAACATCAGAAGATATAAGGACTTGGCCCACAAGGGATGATTTAACAGTCACAAGTTTGAAGCTCTTAGCACTAATTCTGTTCTTCTTCATTCCAGTAGGTATCCTAGCTATCTTAGCTATTGTGATATTCATTGCTGCGTTTACTGAGCTGTTTATGGGTTTCGTCTATTTTCTCTTTATTATCGGAGTTTTATACTTCGCAGTAATGGTACTGGAGGCAATTATGAGCCTCCGAGGAAACGACCAGCCGCATTATAGCCAGCCTGACGAATAGCAGGTTCAAGACTACGGACAGCTTTTTTAGTAGTTCCTAGGCTTTGAACCTG